TTTCCCAGCGGCAACGCCACTTGGGTTTACGATGTGTCTACTCAAGTCTGGCATGAACGCGCCGGTTTTGACAATGGCGACTTTATGCGGCACCGCAGCAATTGCCAATGCAATTTTGGCGGCAACATCATTGTTGGTGACTTTGAGAACGGCAACATCTACCGGTTTGACTTGGATGTGTACGCTGACAATGGCGGCATTCAAAAGTGGTTGCGCTCATGGCGGGCGCTGCCAACCGGCCAGAACAATCTTAAGCGCACAGCGCACCACAGCCTGCAACTTGATTGCGAAACCGGCGTGGGGCTTAACGACGGCCAAGGCAGCGATCCACAAGTAATGTTGCGCTGGTCAGATGACGGCGGTCATACCTGGAGCAATGAGCATTGGTCACCAATTGGCAAAATTGGTGCGTATGGTCACCGAACCTTTTGGCGTCGGTTGGGTATGACTTTGAAACTGCGTGACCGAGTTTATGAACTTTCAGGCACTGACCCCAATAAGATAGCCATCATGGGCGCTGAATTGATACTTAGCCCAACTAACGCATGACTATTGGCAACGAAACCCAGATCACACCCCCACGGGTGCCGATTATTGACGCGCGCACAAACGCAGTGTCGCGTGAATGGTATCGTTGGTTTTACAGCCTGTACAACATTCTAGGTACAGGGACGGGGATTATCCCCGTCACTTCGGGCGGCACTGGCTTGGGCACGATCCCAACTAACGGCCAACTGTTGATTGGTAACGGCACAGGGTATTCCCTTAACACGTTGGGCACTGGCGTAGGTATTTCAGTCACCAATGGCTTGGGCACAATCACCGTAGCCAATACCGGCGTCTTATCCAACATTGCGGGCACTGGCATTTCGGTGTCCGGCGCTACGGGTAACGTGACAATTAGCAATACGGGCGTTTTAAGCTGGTCGGGCGGCACTACTGGCCTAACCCCCTCCACAGCCACCACGGGCGCAGTTACGCTTGCTGGAACGCTTGTAATAGCCAACGGCGGCACAAACGGCGCGGCCACACCTACGGCGGGTGCGGTGGCTTACGGCACGGGCACAGCGTATGCGTTCACTTTAGCTGGCACAGCGGGCCAGGTGCTGACCAGCAACGGCGCTGGCGTGCCTACGTGGACGACAAATGCCGGTGGAGATGTCACAGGCCCAGCGTCATCGACTGACAACGCCATTGCGCGGTTTGATGGAACTACCGGCAAGCTGATCCAAAATTCTGTTACCACTATTGACGATACGGGTGCGGCTACAGGCTTTACAACATTTTCGGCTTCTACTAGCGTCACTACGCCCATAGTTCAAGCATCAAATTCTGCTGGCTTATCGCTTAAAAATGCGTCAGGCACAACCCAAATGAGTGTTGGTGCTGGCGGTGGCGATAATATGTCCATCAATGTTTCTACCAATTTAAACGGTGCAAATGCACAAATTGATATTAGTCCAACAGGTACGGGTCATGTCCACATAAAACCTAGTGGTACAGGTTCTATTGAAATTGCTCCTACTAATGTGGGAACAATTGACAATATGACTATTGGGGCTACAACCGCTAAAAACGCAAATTTTGTAGATTTAAGCGTTACAGGAACACTTAGTTTTGATGCGGCGCAAGGAACAGCAGGTCAAGTACTTACATCTGCTGGATCAGGTGTGACCCCTACGTGGACAACCCCAACAACAGGAACTGTCACCGCTGTCTCTGTCGTGTCGGCTAATGGCTTTGCTGGTACATCAAGCGGAGGGGCAACGCCTGCGCTGACGCTATCGACCACCATCAGTGGCATCTTAAAAGGTAACGGCACGGCCATTTCGGCTGCGGTGGCAAATACCGACTATGTGCCGTTGTCCACAGTCATAACAAAAACGGCTGACTACACCATCACAGGCACTGACACCTGGATCATCAACAACAAGACCGGCTCGGCCTTGACATTGACGTTTCCTGCGGCCTCAAGCTGGACGGGCCGGTACATCACGGTCAAAAATATGCAGGCCCAGGCGGTCGACTCGGCGTCCAGCAACATTGTGCCGATTGACAGCACCAGCGCCGGTACGGCGATTTTGCTGGGTGTGGTGGGAAATTGGGCGACAATGGTGTCAGATGGCACCAATTGGATTATTATGCAGGCTGCGTCTAACAACAACTTGTTGCTGGAGTAACAGATGAACGATTTGCAAATAGATATGCGCCAAAAGGTTGAGGCGTTGCAAAATGAAGTTGCCAAACATGAGCAATACGAAGCGCCTACTGAGCATTTATTTCACGGCGGTATGTACTGCCGTCAAGTTTGGCGTCCGGCGGGGTGTTTAATAGTGGGTAAAGTCCACAAAAAAGAACATTTCTACATGGTTGTTTTTGGTACGGTTGCGGTCACTACGGATGAAGGCGTTAAGCTAATTACAGGGCCGCAAGTGATATGCAGCAACCCGGGAACAAAACGAGCAGTTTACGCAGAAACCGATGCGTTGTGCATGACGTTTCACCGGGTTGAATCAGGTACGATGGAAGATGTAGAGTCAGAATTAGTTGAAGACGATCCAAAATCTATGTTTGGTATCGGAAACAAAGTAAAAGATCAATTACTTGAGGTGTCAGTATGAGTTTCATAACAGCAGCAATGATTGGAGCGGGCGGCGCTCTCCTTGGTGGCGTAATCGCATCTTCCGGTGCGCGCAACGCCGCCAGCACTCAAGCAGAGTCAGCTAGAAATGCTGCGGATGTACAAGCACAGTCTGCGAGAGAGGCGCAAGCCCTCCAAAAACAAATGTTTGACATCCAACGGGGCGGGCAAGAACCCTATCGCCAAGCGGGTCTAACAGGCCAAAACCGCCTAATGGAACTGTTAGGTCTTGGCGGTAATGTTGGCGCTGCGGGGTACGGCAAGTACGGTAGAGACTTCAGCATGGCAGACTACCAAGCAGACCCAGGCTACGCATTTCGATTAAGCGAAGGCCAAAAAGCACTTGAGCGATCCGCAGCCGCTCGCGGGGGTTTGATCTCAGGTGGGGCTTTAAGAGCCGCAACCCGCTACGGCCAAGACATGGGATCGCAAGAATACCAAAACGCATACAACCGCTACCAGACAAGCCGTACAAACCAACTTCAGCCTTTGGGCAACTTGATGGCTTCAGGTCAGTCTGCGGCGGCTAATGTAGGCTCGGCTGCGGGGCAGTACGGCACTAACGTTGGAAATCTAATCACAGGCGCAGGCAACGCAATGGCGGGCGGCATTACAGGCGCTGGAAATGCTATGGCCGCCGGTCAACTAGGCGCGGCAAACACTTTGGCGGGTGGCCTTCAAACTGGCGTAAGTTCGTATTTAAATCAAATGAACTTTAATGATTATTTAGCCAGCCGACGATTGGGGTCCGCACCGCAAAGTGGTCCCCTTAGTATGCCGGGGTATGAAGTTAACTATTACGATGGAACCTACCAAGGACGTTAACCATGGCCGATCTAAACGCACTTATCGCGCAGGGCTATCAGTTCCAAGCGCCTCCCGACCCGTTTGTTCAATATGGAAGGATGCAGCAGTTGCAGCAGGGTGAGCAAGCAAATCAATTGAATCAAATGAAGATGCAAGAATACCAACGTGGTGTTCAAGAGCAAAATCAATTGCGCGCGCTTGACCCAACGTCTTCCACATACATTACTGACATTACAAAAATTAACCCAAAGTTAGGTTTTGAATTTGGAAAGTTGCGTCAAGAAGCTAAGACCGCTCTTACTGAAGGGCAGATTAAAGACACCAAATTGTTAGCTGATAAATTGGCTTTACTCCCTGGTATGTACGCAAGCGCCGATACGCCAGAAAAATATATAGCGTTGCATGAGTCAGTTCACGCTGACCCAACTCTTGGTAGCTATCTAAAAAACATTGGCGCGACAAAAGAACAAGGTCGGCTTAAAATTGATGAGGCAATTGCAAGCGGTAAGTTTGATGATTTTCGTGCAATGTCAATGAAAAGCGTGGATCAAGTTCTTGAGCAAATACAAAACGATGCGTACTCTAGAAGTAAAGGCGCACCTGTGCCGCAAGGCCAACTTGCGCCGGGAGCCGTGCCAATGGGCGCGCCAAATATTAGCGTAACCCCTCAAGTTTCGATGCCCGCCGAGCCTATGGTTGCTCCGGCGGTAATGGGTTTAAACGCAGACCAA